TCATGTAGACCCCTTCGATCTCGCGTACATCGTTGCGAAGATTGGACATTTTTATAATAAAGCGTGGACACTTATTGAAAGAAACAATCACGGTCTAACTACGATTAGAAAAATACAAGAATTAAATTATCCTAATCTTTATGTACAGCAAACAGTCGATGATGCTTATACAGATAAATTAACAAGACGTGCAGGCTTCTTAACAACGAGCAAGACAAAGCCTTTAATTATTGATAACTTAGCACACTTACTTCGCCAAGGAGAAAGTGGTATAGTAGATCAAGAGCTTATAGATGAGCTTAGAACTTATGTTGTGGACTCCAGAGGAATAACAAATGCCCAACATGGTTGTTTTGATGATAGAATAATGGCATACGCTATTGCTTTGTTTGGATTAAATAGTATGCCAAGGAAACATAGACAAAATTTTAAACGGGTAAAAAAACAATTTTTTTAAATGGATATAGATAAAGAGTTAGGACCTGAAGGAATATCAGCCGCCGTAGAGACAGACGATCAAGAGCAGACTGAATTAAATTCCCTTGGACAGATATTAGAATCAAAGTACACAGAGTATAAAGATGCTCGTGACGATATAGAAGATGATTGGATTGAAGATCTAAGAGCATTTATGGGTCAATACGATCCAGAGGTTCTTGCCCAAATCCAACAGAAGGGCGACAGATCACAAGTCTATGTTGGTCTAACAAGAACAAAAGTATTAGCTGCCTTCTCAAGAATGACAGACCTTTTATTTCAACCCGGTCAAAAATTCTTTTCTATTGAGGCAACACCTGTAGTTAAACAACCCCTAGTAGAAAAAGAACTAACAGAACAAGCTGCATTAGAGATTATGCAAGCGGCTCAAGTCGTTGACCCCGGATTAGTCGATGACCTTATCCAAGCAAGATTACAAGAACTCAAAGAAGAGTTAGAACAAGAAACACAAAGACGTGTAGAGAATATGGAAGAAGCTATTCTCGACCAAGCGATTGAGGGCAACCTTGAAGGTAAGATGAAAGATGCCATCATGGAACAAGTTATATTTGGTACTGGTGCTATGAAGGCTGGTACGCTAAGAGTAGATAAAGATCATAGATGGATTAAAGGCGAAGAAGGATTTAATTTAATTTATGAAGAAAGTCCTGCCCCCGAAATGGAGGCGGTATCTATATTTGATTTATACCCTGATCCTTTTGCGACATCTATGGAAGATATGCGTGATATATTTAGAAGACACGTTATCTCAAGACAAGAGTTTGTAGATTTAAAAGACTATCCCGGATTCAACATTGATTTAATTGATGAGTGTTTAGAAATGAATCCTGATGGAAACCATGACGAAGCTCAGCACGAAAAAGACAGAAGAGACATCGCAAACGTAAACGATAGAACAACAGACACTAATAAGTTTGAGATACTAGAGTTTTGGGGTTCGTTAAACGGATACGACCTAGAAGAGGTTGGTGTAGAGTTTAATGAAGACGATGATCTAGCCCAAGAGTACAGTGCTAACATTTGGATAACATCAGGTAAAGTTATAAAAGCACAACTCAATCCATTACCGGGACAAATTATTCCATACTTTATTTTCCCGTATGAAAAGAATCCTCATGCGTTCTGGGGAACAGGAGTTCCTAGAATGATGCGTGATTCACAGAATACTATGAATGCTGCAACAAGAATCTATTTAGATAACGTAGCATTATCTTCAGGACCTATGGTTGAGGTTAATACTGATATCATGGCTTCAGGCGAAGATCCAACAGAACTATATCCTTGGAGAGTCTTTTTAAGAGAGGGTGGGGATGGGAATCAGCCTATGGTTAGATTCTATCAACCACAATCCAACTCACCAGCATTGGTTTCTGTTATTGAATTATTTAGAAGGTTTGCAGATGAAACAACTGCATTACCATCATACACACACGGACAAACACAAAGCTCACTAAATAGAACCGCTACAGGTATTTCTATATTAATGAGTAACGCAAACATTGTTTTAAAATCCGTGATAAAAAACATTGACGACTATTTAACCAAACCATTGATACGTTCTTTGTATGATTGGAATATGACTTGGAACGAAGACGAGTTGGTTAAATCAGATATGCGAGTCGTAGCTAAAGGTTCCACAGCCCTAATACAGAAAGAAGTACAATCTCAAAGATTGCTACAGTTCCTTTCTCTTATCAATAATCCACTTGATGCACAAATGGTTGATCGTGAAAAACTATTAACTGATATTGCTAAATCATTAGATATTGATCCAGAGGAAGTAATTAAATCACAAAAGGAGTTAATGGATGAGCAAGCATTACAACAAGCTATCCTTGCCAGCCAGCAAGGCGGTCAAGTTGATCAAGTCCCAAATGCCGACGGAGTGGTCGGTCCTGATGGAAGAAATGGAGTCGCTCCGCCAGATGGAGCGGGACCAGTTGGAAATAACGGAGGACTACCGCTTTAGCCAAGGTCGTTGCGACATTCTAAAATATATTGTATCTTTAGATTTAATTGCTGACAAAGTAATTAATGCGTTGGGCTCCCGAAAGGATACACCCAACATATATAAGTAATTTTTATCGACACCCCACATAAGGACCGTAAAAATGGAAAGAGAAAAAACTAAAGGCGAGTTAATCGCTGAAAAGCTTGAAAAAGAAGCTGATGAGATGTTGAAGCATATTGAAGACTCTCAGACGGAATCTGAACCAGAAGCCAAAGGGTTAGCTACTCAAGAGGCGGAAGTCGAAGACACCCCGGAAGAAGTTGTAGAGGATGCCGAAACTTTACCCGATGAATCTCAGGAAACTGAAGAAGCATCTGATCAGCAAGAAGAAGAGATTCAGGAAGAAGACGATAAATCTGATAAGGGTTTATTATCTGCGGAACAATGGGAAGAAAGGTACAAGAACGCTCAGGCACGAATGACCAAAGCTACCCAGAGAGAGAAAGAACTCGAATCTAAAATAGCTGAGATGGATAATAAAATCAAAGCTATGGAAGTGATGAAGTCTGAGACTCGAATTGAACAGCAGAAAGAAGAGGTGAATATAGATCTAGGTGAGATTGCAAAAGATTACCCAGAGATAGTGAAACCGCTTCAGAAATATGTTGATGCTCGCATCGCATCTGTTGATCAAAAAGTGAATCAGGCAACTGAAGAGGTCTTGAAGGCTCAGAAAGAAGAAGCAGATAAAAAGCATTACGGAGCTATTGCAGATGCTCACCCAGATTGGAAGTCTGTATCATCAAGTGAAGATTTCACTTTATGGTTAGGAAGACAATCAAGGATGTGGCAGAACGCAGCCAGTGAAGGAGATGCACAGGATGTTATATCCCTCTTATCAAAATATAAAACTGATTTAGGTCTTGTATCCAAAAAAGCTTCCAAAGAGGAGTTAGTAGAAAAGGCAAAACAAAACGTTGAACCTTCACTCTCTAAAGCCCGGAAGCAAAATGTAGGTAGCAGTAAAAGAATTTGGACTGCCTCTGAAATTGGTAAACTTTCTGATAAACAGTTTAGAAAGCATGAGAAAGAAATTGATCAAGCTTATGCCGACGGAAGAGTAAAGCCCTAATTAATTTGTTGCTATAAAATAATAATTTTTTTATAGAGGTAATTTATAATGGCATATTCATCTTCAAGCGGAAGCTTTAGCTTTGCAGCTGGTGAACAACATTTCATACCTGAAGTCTTCTCTAAGAAGTTACAAGCTAAGTTTTACGCTCAGACCGTTTTATCTGAAGTAACAACTAACGAGTACGAAGGAGAAATTTCAGGGTTAGGTAACAAAGTAAACATCAGAACAGTTCCTGCTGTATCAGTAGCGGACTACACAGGATCTATTTCCTACAGTGATGTTACTTCATCTACTATCGAATTAGATATCAACAAAGCTAAAAGCTACGCTTTTAAAGTTGACGATATTTTAAGAGAGCAAGCAGATATTGATTTCATGAACGAGGCAGCTAATGACGCAGCTCAAAACATGAAAATCGCTATCGAGCAAGATGTATTCGCAAACGTAGCGGCTGGTTCGTCTTTAGCAGACATCAACAGCACACCTGCTGATATCACATCTTCAACTGTTCTTGGACATATCCTTGACGCTGGACAGCTTCTTGATGAAAACAATATTCCAGAAGACGGAAGATTCATGATCATCAACCCTGCTGTTGCAACAGTGTTAAAGCAATCAGAACTAAGACAAGCATACTTAACAGGTGACAACGTTTCACCATTAAGAAATGGCTTTATTGGTACAGTTGATAGATTCAATATGTATGTATCTAACAACCTGTCTACAACATCAGGTGTAACATCTGGTTTATATGGACATCCAAAAGCTATTGCTTATGCTTCTCAAATGACTAACACTGAAACTGTAAGACTTGAGTCTTCATTCGGTGATGGCGTTAGAGGTTTAGCTGTGTACGGTTACAAAGTAATCTTACCAACAGCTATCGGCGAATTTAAGCTACAAACTGCTTAATATTTAGCTATTGCTTTAAGGGGTCTTCGGACCCCTTTTTTATGCAAATCTTACTAGATTGAATTACCACATTTGTGATACCTTATAGGCATCTAAATATTAGTGAGAGAATTATGACAAAAGACGAATTAATAAAGGCAGCAAAAGATAATTTTAATGTCTCATTAAATCCAAAAGATAAGTTAGCAGATTTAGAGCAACAGTTTGCTTCTTTAGAATCTTCAGTAGAAGTAGTGGAAGAAGTTGAAGTTGTTAAGGAAGGTAAAGATCCAATCGCTTCAAGAGGCGAACACGGTAAGGTTGTGCCATGGAATCCTATGCACAGACCTGAGCATTGGGAATTTATTTGGAAAAAGTCTGAACTATCTAAAGAAGAAAAAGAATCATTAGGATTATAAATGGCAACAATAAAGGTTATTGATGTCATTGATAAGGCTGAGCAAATCTTACAAGACCCTACCAATGTTAGATGGGGTCAACAGGAATTGCTTGACTATTTGAATGATGGTCAAAGAGAAATAGTTTTATTTAGACCAGATGCTAAAACCAATAACGAATCGTTTACTTTAGCTGAAAGCTCTAAACAAACTTTACCGTCTTCAGCATTAAGACTAATAGATATATACAAGAATATATCACCTGAGACAAATCCAATAACCTTAATTGAAAGAAAGATCTTAGACGATCAAATAGATGATTGGTATAACCAAACTTCAACCTTTGTTGAGCATTATGTTTATAACCCAATAGATCCTAAAAACTTTTATGTATATCCCTATCCTTCAACTTCCGGGAATACTATAGAAATTGTTTATAGTGCATCACCAGCAGATATAACTATCAGTAACTTTTCAACTGATACTGATACTATAGAGCTTGATGATGTTTACGCGAATGCAATATTAGATTATATTTTATATAGAGCGTATCAGAAAGATACAGAGTATGCTGGAGATCTACAAAAGTCAGCCACTTACTTTAATGCTTTTCAAAATGCTTTAGGAATTAAACAACAAGTAGATGTTGGATCAACACCAAGACCAGCAACACCATCAGAGTAAAACATGGCAGTATCAAAAAAAATAGACACTCTTATACCCAAGGTTAAAAGGGAAGTGCCTAACTGTCCTAGAGCCGTAATGCTTGATGAAATAAGAAACACTATTATAGATTTTTGTATTAATACAGATATTTATGTACAAGACTTAACACCATTTTTAACTATACAAAATATAAATCAGTACGAGTCTGATAATTTAGATATTCCCGCTGGAGCTGAGCTAA